TATAGGATGATTTCAGATACTACTACAGATGTTTTAGAAACAACTTGGGCGGGGAGTTTTCTTGGTGCTTATATTATCCCTGCAATTTATGCTTTATATGTTCCTGATGATACAGGAAGCACAGGTTCGGCTATTCTAAGAACTGACTACATAGATAAAGCCTATATAGATAAAGATAATGAAGCTGTAGAGGTTAGCGGATAATGGGTGGAAAAGGGTCAGGGCGTAAGCCCGACATGTCTAAGAGAATTTTAAATAATTATACCCAACAACCCCAAAAGGTAGGTACTTCTATGGTTGGTTCTTCTGATGGAATTGATTTATATATCCCTGATTATAGTGGGGTTCAAAATCATGAACAAACTTTAAACGCTTTTGATAATAGGTACTATTCTATAGACAAGATAGATGATGGAACAACGTCGGGACAAATGCTTTATTGGAATGGGACTAAGTGGAAACCAGCAGGAAGTCTTCTTTGGGATGAAACTAATTATCGTTTAGGCTTAAGTTTAGCAGATGGAGTATCTCCAACAGTTGACTTAGATATAGGTGGGAACTTAAACTTTGACCCTATTGATATTCCAACAGACGCAGAAGTCGGAGCAATAACTCTAGCAGAGAATTTAGGAGCAGGAACATTAACTGCAGGAAAGTATTATTATAATATTAAATGGGTTGACGCTTATGGGAATTCATGTGGTACGAATTATGGAACTTCTCCAGATATAACAGTAAGTGCTAACTCTGCAGTAACCCTTTCAAATATTCCTTTAACTAATGGAGATAGTAGGATTGTTGCAAGAGATATTTTTAGAACAGAAGCGGGAGCATCTGTTCATTTAGCAAGAAAGATTGCAAGAATAAATGACATAACAACTACTACATTTCAAGATACAGGTTATGCAGGTGACGCCACCGACATTATTTATCGTTCTCCTAACTCAACAGCAGGAGTTATTTCAATAGCAGACGATCCAGCTATGGTTTTAAGTGATTATTTCACTTCCTTTGGAAAAAGAGCAGGAGAAGCCCAAACAGCCTCTTATAACTCTGTTCTCATTGGTTCTCAAGCAGGAAAAAATTTGACTTCAGGACAAAATAATAATTTTTTAGGGTATCAAACAGGCTTAGGACTTACAACAGGGGGGAATAATCAATATTGGGGTTATACAGCAGGTGCTTTTCTAGGTGATGATAGTGCGAATAATATCGCCGTTGGTAATGTTGCTTTAAGACAAGCTTCTCAAAATTCTGTTGATAGTGATTTTAATATTGCCCTTGGAACTTATGCTTTAAATGGGGGAGCAAATGGTCACACGGGGAATATCGGGATTGGTTACGAAGCAGGAAGATATATTGCCGTAGCAGGAAGGGCGAGTTATAACACCTTAATTGGTTACAGGGCAGGAAAGACTACACTAGATAACGGAGATTATAATATTTGTATTGGTTATTTAGCTGATGTATCCACAGCAAACGCACAAAGAGAGATAAACATAGGTAACACAATTTATGGTGATCAAGTAAATGCTAACTTATGGTTTCAAGGTGATGGATCAGGTTATCCTTATGGTCATATGTATACTAATACGACAATAGCTGTTACAATTGCCTCTACAAATACTCCAACAGAGATAGGGGACACATGGACGACAGGAGAAGTAGCCTTAGTTTCTTTTGGCTCATCACATTATTTAACCGTTACAAAGGCAGGAAGGTATAAAGTAGATTGGTCTTTGAGTATTTCTCAGAACTCTCCTAGTGCTGCAATTCAATGCGAACAGGGAATTATGATAAACGGTTCAGCAGTAAATCAAGGTAAATCTCATAGAACAATAGCTAACAGTTCAGACATAGGAGCAAGTGCAGGAGTTGCTATCTTAGACTTAGCAGCTAATGACCAAGTTTCTCTTTATGTAGAGAATCAAACAAATACTACTAATATTGATGTAGAACATGGTAATTTAACAGTGACCATGGTAGGTGGAACATAATTTGCTCCTTAGATATAGCTAGAATCAATTATCTCTTGTTTAGTGGTATACAATATTAAAAAAATAAAAAAAGTGTCTGAGATTGGCTTATTCAACCAATTTAACAGAATATCTAGTTGCTTTCCCTGTTCCCTTCTTTTCAACCTTAACAAATTTAGTGTTAGGTCTTAGTTCTAATATTTCTTGTATTTTTTCTAAAACTGGGTTAGGAACTCTGTATTCTTGTCCATTAACAACTAGCACGTGATAAGAGTACTCCTTTCCCTCGGAGTCTGTTCCGTTTCTAGTTTCTAGAGGGAAGTCTAAGCTTACTCTGTCTAGGTCTGCGATGTTTAGAGTTTGCTTTGGCTCGTATGCTTTTGCTTGTTCTTTTAGTGTTGTTTGCATTCGTCTTCACCTCCTTCTGATTCTATAATATTACAATCTTCATCAAGACCGAAGTCTTTGATTTGATTTTCTAGTATTTCTAGATAGTGTTCATACATTTCTTTTAGTTTTGGGTCTATCATTCATCCCACCACCATATTTTATAAAATTGTGTGAGGGGATTTGAAAAAGATTTTCGGTAAGTTTTTTTAAAAGGGTTATCCCCCACACTATTAAGTATTTCTTTGATAATCTGTTGTGCTGTGTATTCTTCGCCTTTCATTTTCTTAAACCTCTTTCAGCTCTTTTGACTGATACACCTTTACAGCATTTAAGTACTATGAATTTGTGCCATGTTAAGTGACTGTTCTGTTCTTTTGAGAAGATCTTTTTTGATTTCATTAGTCTTTGGAACTCATTATCTGTGAAGTTCATTATTAACTCCTTCATATTAGGTCCTTCACCCCTGTTCTGTATTGTTCTTTCTTAGCTAGTTCTAGTTCACCAGCTCTTGTTTTGGTTACATCTAAAGCAGGGATTCGGTGGTGTTCATGAAACTTAAGACCATCAGGTTCAGCTGTTTCTTTGAGTCCATGAACACATACGTCTTTAATCTCACAGTCATAGCATAATAGTTCATTTGAGTGACTGCACATATAAATGAAGTCAACTACCTTTTTACATCTAGGACATTTAAAGAGTATGTTGGAGTCATCTAGATCTGAATGACTAGGCTTTAATGCTTTTCTAAGTTCTCTTTCAGCAAAGGCAGATATATTCATTCCTTTAGCTTTGGCCTGAGCAATAAGCTCTTTATCTATTGAAAGTGTTGTAACCATACATATCTATATGTACACTTATATTTAAATGTTTCGTTTTTTAGCTCTTTATAAGAAATATAGGTATACTAACCTTGATTTCCTGTGGAAACCCCCCCCTAGTAACCCCCCCTAGATAGATTAATACATACATACATATAATACATAGAACCCCCATCCACTAGGACTAATCCATTGGCATGTTATTATTGTAGGGGCACTTATATTTAAAGGGTTGTTATCATTCTTTAGTTTATCTGTTCATTACTACATAAGCACAGGATTTAAATAGTTTCAGATCTTCAGAAATCTATGATTTCTGTATTTCACTACTCAAGGCCAGTGCTGTGTAGGGCATTCACGAGATAAACTAAAGAGGTATTTGGGGCTGATTAAGATCTTTGCTCGGCTTTCTTAGCCGAGTTAGCTCTAGAGAGCTAAGTTTTGCACGAAGCAAAACCTAAGATCTTAATGTCTTCTTCTTCTGATCCGCCTACAACAAACTTCTTCTGATCCGCCTCCTATACTGTAGTTATTCCGTATACCGAATAACTCAATGCGACGTTCACTACCTAAAAGTAACAAAATGTCTAACCACCCAGCCAAATTTTTTAATTTTTTTTTAATTTTAAAAAAAACAAAAATATATAAACAACAATGCATATAAGTATGCATGACAGAGGATATACCCCAAGATTTAGGTCTTGTAATCGGCACTAAAGAGGAAGTTGTTTGGGACAAAGTAAGAACTGCAACTACACAAAGGATAGAAGAAATAGAGGCAGATCTTATTATTAACAAAGAAATGCTCAAATTGGCCGAAGAAAAATGCAAGAACTTAAACTCGACAAATGGCAAGAAGAAGTCTTAAAGACAAAAGGAGAACATAACCTAGCAATACACTGTTCCAGACAGCTAGGCAAGTCTACTGTAATCTCTATTTTAGCAGCTATCTACGCAATAGACCACCCTAAGAAGAGTATATTGATCATTTCTCACACTGAAAGACAAGCATACCTTCTTTTCTCTAAAGTTATTACTTATTTACACGATTTCCACAAAGGTCAAATCAAGATGGGTAAAGATAGACCAACTAAAAGCCAACTAATCTTAAAGAATGGTTCTATAATTAGATGTCTTCCAACAGGATTAGACGGAATGGGTATAAGAGGTTACACTATAGACCTACTAATTGCAGACGAGGCAGCTATGATTTACGAAGATGTGTGGGCAGCAGTAACACCAATGTTAGCAACCACAGGGGGAAAGATTATACTACTATCAACACCTATGGGAGCTTCAGGTTACTTCTTTGAAAGATGTCACGATCCTGATTTCATGCATATTCAAATAGATGCTGAAGAAGTAATAAATAACAGACCTGAACCACAAAGAACAGAAATGCTTAAGTTCAGAGAAAAAGAAAGAGGAAGACTTACAGACTTACAATACGCACAAGAATATGAAGGTCAGTTTATTGATGAATTTAGAAGAGTCTTTCCTGATGAACTACTGAAGAAATGCTGCATAGCTCAACCCCAAGACATTACACAAAATGCTACTTATTACTTAGGAGTGGATATAGCAAGACTAGGTAGAGATTACGGAAGTTACGAAGTTTTAAGGAAATACGATGACGGAACAGTTTATCATGTTTATCACGAATTGAGTAAGAAATTCACTTCAGATAAAACACATGATAAGATAGTTAGCTTAGAAAAGATGTATAACTTCAAACGAATTGGAATAGATGCAGGATCAGGTACTCTAGGAGTTGGAGTTTTAGATTGGTTACTAAGAGAACCTGTTTTAAGAAGTAAAGTAGAGGCTCTAAACAACCGTAAGAGATTGCTAGACAAATACGGAAAGAAAACTGCTAGACTTATGCGAGAGGACATGTATCTTAACCTTAGGGCGATGATGGAAAGAGGTAAAATTAAGATTTTAGATAATGACGAAATTATATCCGCTCTTGCTGACATTAGTTTTGAATATCCTAAAGACACAAGGAAATCTACTGTTCAAATCTTTGCTAAAGACCACAAGTCTACTGACATAGCTGAAGGATTGATAAGAGCAGCGTTTTTAGCAAATCAGAAAAGTATAAATATAGCAATACATTACATGTAACATGGAAATAAAACTAAAACACATAACCCTTGATAAGTTCTTAGAGGTTTTTAAACCAGCTTTAGACACAACAAGCCAAAAAGTAGAACTTAGCAACGAGAACTTTATGATTATTGCAGCACTCTTAAAGATTATAAATAAACTAGATCAAATAAAATAAAATGACAGAAACACTATGCACAAGCGGAGCAGTTAAACTAAAAGCAGGATCAGATGTATCTACTAGTTTAACAGGAGCAAATTACACTCAATTAATAAATCAAGCTGAAGGTTACATAAACACTTTGACAAGATATGATTGGGTTGCTAATTATTCAGGTCTTAACGCTATCACTAAACTTATACTAGAAGAGGCAGCTTCTAGCTATGCCGCCTGTTCAGCTATAGGCTATGACTTAGGGCAATATTCTTCTAACACTAGAGCCCAAACTCTAATAAACATAAATTGGGCTAAGATGGAAAACGCAATTAAACAACTAAACGAAGATAAAAACAAAACCTTCGTAAAGAACTCAACATAATGGCGCAACTACTACCTAACAACTTTGGATTTACAAGCGAACAGAACATAGCTACTTATGACTATGTGGACTTACAAGAAGGAACGGGTTCTGTAGATTACTATTTAGCTAATTTGTACGATAAAGATGGAGCTATTTACGCTTTAACAGGGAATGATGGCTTAAACTCTTTCAGTAAGGGAACTTCTGTTCAAGGTGGACATGTGAACTTTCCTGAAGAAACACTCACCGAATATGACTTTGATTTAGCACCTTTTAATTTACCTAAAACCATAAAAGGAACAGCTTACATTAATTTACATTTAGCTATGAGTTCTAGCGCTGAAAACGACGCTAACATAACTATGGCTGCCTTCTTATACAAATATGATGGCTCTACTGAAACTTTAATAGTTAGTGGTTCTAGTCAGGCGGTTACTGAAGATGTGGGGGCAGGTACTGAAGTTCTAGCTACAATAGCTTTCCCTTTAACTATAGCAAACGAAATTAAGTTTAAGAAAGGTGAACAATTAAGGCTAACTTTATCTTCTACTCCTGCAGGTGGTTCAGGAACACAGAACTACAATATAGGAACTGATCCGGCTAACAGAGCTTATGGCTCTATTTCACCCTCAAACAGTAAAATTATAATACCCTATTTACTAGATATATAAAATGGAAAACGATATAAGCAACGCAAGAACTACAAATTTAGACACTCAAGTTAGTGATTACTCTGTTGATACTCACACTTTTGATAGTCCTGCAGATCAAAAGGAGAATTACTACGATATTAGTAAGTTTACTACATGGTTAGGTTATTACATGGAACACCCAGAACTTAAACAAGCTATTAACGCTTTAGCTATTTGGAGTACAGGATTAGGGTTCGAAGTTAAGGGTGAGAAGAATAAATATGGTTTAGAGAATGTTACAGGTTGGGGTAATGATACAATAAACGATATTTTGTTCAATATGTTCGTTATGAAGAAGGTAGCAGGTGATAGTTTCGCTGAGATTGTAAGAAATGAAAATGGTAAATTGGTTAATTTAAGACCTCTAAACCCTCAATATATGCGTATTGTGACTAACAAAAAGGGTAGAATTAAGCGTTATGAATATAGGATTCCACTAAATAAAGGGAAATCTAATACAACAAATTATCAACCTGCTGATATATTACACTTCTGTAATGATAGATTAGGTGATCAAATACACGGTACACCTGTTCCTCAAACTGTAGAATGGATTATAGCAGCTCGTAAAGAGGCTATGGACGATTGGAGAAGAATCTCTCATAGGTCTACTATCAGAGTTCTTTATGTAGACATTGAAGATACTACTAAGTTAAACACACTAAGAGATCAATATAAAGATGGAATAAAGAACGGAGAAGTTTTAATATTACCTGCTAAGAAGGGTGATGCTGAGTTTGAAGATTTAGATTTACCACCTGTTCAGTCTTTCCTTCAATGGATTCAATATTTGGAAAACTTCTTTTATCAAGCTGTAGGTATTCCTAGAGTTATTGCTACAAGTGAGAATTACACTGAAGCAGCCTCTAAAGTTGGATTTATGACTTTTGAACCTATTTACACTCATGAACAAGTTTTGATTGAACAAGATATTTATAATCAGTTAGGGATAGAGATTAAGTTTAACAGACCACCAAGTTTAACTTCTACTATGCAAAGTGATGAACAAAAGAACACAGGACAGACTTCAATTCAACCTAATGAAACACAAGTAACACCACAGAGGAACGAATAATGCCAGGAACAATAAATGTAGCAGTACCACAGAAGACTTCAGGGGGAGCGCAAGATCCAGAGATTGTTAGAGTTAGTGGAGCATCTGTTGTTAAAAAAGATAAAGAAATAAAGAATCTAAAAGATGAAAATACTAAATTAAAACAAGATTTAAAAGGAGTATACACAGACACACAGGGGAATCCCACAGGGGCTCAAATTGGAGATAAAACTTATTTGGGTTTAAATTTAGATGATTTAGACCTTTTAGGACAACAACAAGCAGGCATACAAGAAAGAGAAAATAGAATTATGACTAATTTAGGTGGGCCAATAAAGGACAGACCTGCACAAACAAAAGAAGAAGCTTTAGCAAGTGTTCCTGTGCCTAGAGCAGAAGATGTTGTAGGAAGGACTATAGGTAATTTTGAAGATTTTACAGAACAGGGTTCTAGGCAGGGTTTAATTCAGGGAACTCCTTTAAGATTTCTTTTAGATAGTAATTTAGGAGAAGGTTTTGTTGGTAAAGGTTTTGCTGACGCTTTAAAAGATAACGATTTTTCAGGACAAATAATGACAATGACTAAATACATGAACGAAAATAATTTATCCCCTGAGCAAGTATCAGATGATCCTTATACTCAAGGGATTTTAAGATTGAATCTAAATGAAAATGATTTAAAAATTTTGAAAGAAGGAAAGGCAGATGTTAGTAAAATGGCTGTAGCTGTTGAAGGGTTGCCTGTGTCTTCTCAAATTACTAAATGGACAGGTGGAGCTTTAACTCCCACTAGTGCTTTTAATAAGATTGGTGACCTAGACGAACAAGTTAAACAAATTACTTCTAAAATGGATAATTGGAATGAAGCAATTACAAGAAACCCTCAATTAGCAGGGCAGTATGAATCTCTAATTGAAGAAAGCGAAGAAACCTTAACAGACTTACAAAGTAGAATTAAGTTAATGGTTATTCAAAGCCCAATTTTACAAAATAGCCCTGAAGAAGTAGAAAACATAATGCAAGATTTAGACAGAGCATTCACAAAAACAACTAAATTAAAGTCAGTGGTAATTCAGACTAGAGGGTACTAATGTTAAAAAAATTAATTTCAATTTTAATACTTTTAGGTCTATCCTATCTTGTATTAATAACTTTTATATAATGAAACCAAAAAATAAACTCGTAAGTAGGGAACTATGGGCTAATTCTGGAATAGCAGGGGCTTTAGTTTTCTTTGGGACTCTTGTCGGTTCTGACTTCCAATGGACATGGACAGCACTAGGAGCAGCATTTGCTACTTCTTGCATTGTTTGTTTAACTAAGTTGCAGTCAGGAATGAATAAGAAAGGCACAGTTAAACTATTTAATTTTGTATGAAAGGGGGTAAACTGAAATGAATGAAGAAAAAGAAACAGCGACGGGAAAAGAAGGAACAAATGATAACTCTACAGAGGGGGTTCAGTCGAAAACAACTTCGATCATTGAAGAAGCAAGACAAGAAAGAATTGCTTTAGAGAAGATTAGGGATGAGTTAAAGTCTGAGAACGACCGTTTTGAAAGATTGAAATCTGATGAAATTCTGAGCGGAAGGGCAGAACTATCTCCTCAAGATAAAAAGGAAGAAGTAGACCCTATAGAATATTCTAAGAAAGTTCTTGCAGGAAAGATTTAATGCATGCACACTTTTTTGTAAGAGGGAAAAGACAAGATGTGGAAACTTTCTTTAAGTTTTTAGAAACTGCTAATTTCCCTTTTAATTATAAGAATAAAGAAGGTGAAGAAAAAAGCACAGTATTAACAGGAGTTTTAAGATATTCTTTATTTGGTACGTGGGAGTATATCTTCCCTGAACCATTTAAGGATGTTGTTTTAACTTCTCTTAGGTTTCATGAACCATTAAATCCTAATACTAAGAAGATGAAAGTTTTAGTTAATTATTTTAGAAAGATTTTAGGATTAAAGAAAGCTCCTGAATTTAAAAGAGATCAAGCGATTTTCTTACCTGTGGAAGAAATGAAGAACGTACACATAATCCCTTTAGGCGTTAAGTACGACGAGATTATGACTTTTCCTAATGGTTGCACTCACGAGGCACTATAGTTATTCGGTATACCGAAAAACAGAAAAGTATTTAAATAACAAAGTTCTACACTTAGCATGGCAAACGAAGTAACAATAAGAAATTATCCAAAAGATTACTTAGCTACAGACTTCACATGGGATAATGACGCAGTCGGTGGAGAGAAAGGAACTATTCTAAAAATATCAGGTGCTAGAACTGTTGCTGCAAGTGCAGCTGATAATGATCAAATCGCAGGTGTATTAGCTAGAGAGAAGATCGCTAATGATGGAAGAACTCAAGTTGCAGTTTGGAGAAGCGGTATTTTTGATTGTGTTGTTCAAGGCGGATGTGTAACAGGTGATGACTTAACTATTTCAGGTGCTAACATATTAAAGAAATATACTACTCTTGATGATGAAAAAGGATATGTTTTCGGGAAGGCTCTCGAAACTTCTACAGATCCTAGCTCAACTATTCAAGTACAGGTGAACTTAGACTAATGGCAGACAGCGTAGAAATGCAAGACATAAGAGGATTGGACATTGATAAGACAGTAAAAGGCTTTGCTCTAGTTAATTATGTTTTCAAAAACGATTGTAATGTAACAAGTATTACAGGTGATTCTGTTAGATGGTATCAAGAAACTGCTGCTGATTTAACAGCTACTTCTCCAAGTCAATTAGAAGTTAGCCCTTTATCTCAATTTCCTGCTTTAGAACCTACATGGACTAGAAACACTAGTTATCCTGTTAAGTATGCTGCTGAAGGATTTATCTCTATGGAAGACATGAAGTCAGCTGACATTGATGTAATGGCTAGAACTCTTTTAAGATTGACTAGGGCAGTTGTTAAGAAAGTAGACACTGTTATCTACGACGCAATTACAGATGACGCTAATATTCAAACATTCGCTACTACTGCTGTAGGTGGTGACCAATGGGACGCAGCTTCTTATGCAGCTGATATAATCAAAGACTTAGTTTATGCTAAGAGATTGATAATTGACCAAGGATATAACCCAGAAGGTGCTAGTTTATGGCTTGATACAGTAGGTTACTCTAGTTTGGTTGCTTGGTTAATCTCAGGTAAAGGTTCTAACATTCCTAACTTTGCTAGTGATAAAGTTACAACAGGTACAATTATGCAAATTCTAGGACTAAATGTAAAGGTTTCTCAAAATGTAACAACTGATGAAGCAGTGGTTATTGTTCCTAAAGTTGCTTGTACATGGCGTTCTTCTCAGGATACTACTTCAGCTTTGATTGAAGAAAAGGGAGTAGGAACTAAAGTAAGAGTTTGGGAAATGGGAGTTCCAACAGTAACAGACCCTAAAGCCGTAGTTAAAATCACAGATATAAACTCATAAAATGGGATTAGATAATTTTAGAAAGAATTGTGAATTGTTAAAGGAAACAAACAATGTTGAATTAATTACTTCTCTTAAAGAAAATTTAGGACTTAAACCCGATGAAGAAAGAAAAAATATCTTTAACGAAGTTTTTGCTAAAGCTCCTCCGAAAGAAGAGCCGAAGGAAAAACCAAAAAAAGAAAAGAAATAAAAACATCTAATTCTTTAATTTTTGATGGTACAATTAGGATATAACGCAGGACTAGTTTTAAGTAGACCTTTAGAAGATCCACCCTCTACTACTTTTTCAGGTTTTAATTTAGATAATGGAGTTAAAGGTATTAAGTTAGAAACTCTTAATCGAGATGTAGTTTTAAAAGAAATAGGTTTTTATGCAAAGGCCACTCCCGACGCTGATTTTGAAGTTGGAATTTATGACGTTATAGCGGGAACACCAACTAACTTATTATGGAAATCAGCACCTAAAGCTAAAGGAGCTACTGAAGGATGGAAAAGAATTGATACTATAAACTACACTCTTACAGCAGGCAATACTTATTGTGTTGCAGTTGCTCTTAAGAACACTACTCCTGACACTAAAGTTGGTATTTCTGCTTGTTCCGAAGACGAGTATAGGATGATTTCAGATACTACTACAGATGTTTTAGAAACAACTTGGGCGGGGAGTTTTCTTGGTGCTTATATTATCCCTGCAATTTATGCTTTATATGTTCCTGATGATACAGGAAGCATAGGCACAGCAATGTTAAGAACTGATTACATAGATAAAGCCTATATAGATAAAGATAACGAGGCTGTAGAGGTTAGTGGATAATGGGTGGAAAAGGATCAGGGCGTAAGCCCGACATGTCTAAGAGAATTTTAAATAACTACACTCA